TTTCTGTTGGTCCACGCCCGCAAGAACCCCGCGCCGCACGGCCTGTAGTTCTCGCTTGTCGCCCTGGCCACCAAGCCCCTGCGCCTTGGCGGGATTGAAAAAGGCCGTCGCCGCCGTGCGCAGTTGCTGCGTCCCCTGGGTGGCGCCCAGTATTTGCCCTCGCAGAGCGAATTCCTTACGCACCAAGTCCAGGCTGGCCCCCGCGGCCTTCGCTTCGGCCAGGGCGTCCTTTTCGCGGAGCGCCAACAGGGCCTTTTCCAACTCGTAGCCTTTCATCGTGGCGCGCAGCCGAAGCTCCTCGATGTCGGCCTTGTTGGTTGCGTCTATGCGCGACGCCTCCTCTTTCGCCGCGTCTTTCAGTTGCTTCTCATAGGCCAGGCGGTTGGTGAACAGATCGGCTTCGATTTTCTTGCGGCGCTGCGCACGTTCCTGATCCAGCTTTGTGACCTCAAGGTCGTAGGCTTTTTGTAGCTGAATGATCGCGGCCCAATTCCCCTTCATGCCCTCGCGCTCCCTTCGGTACTTGGCATCGAGCAGCGCCCGTTCCCGGGTGTAGCGATTTTTGATAAGCCCCAGCTTGAGGCGCTCGACGCGCGCCGCCAGGTCAGCGCCCTTCGCGGCTTCTTGCCCGCCCGCGCCGCCCGCTCCAACTGCAGGCGCGCCGCCGGCCGGGCCCGTAAGGGCGGCTTCGCTGCCGGCCCGCAACGCGGCTCTGCGGGTTCGGTTGATCTTCGCCTCTACGGCCAATTTGTCCATCTTGGCAAACATTTCCGGCGCCATGCTTTGGAGCTTGTGAACCCGCCATAACGCGGTGATCGTCGAGTTCGTTTCGATGGCCTCTTTCCCCATCTTCTTATAGGCGGCGGTGAGCTTGGCGAGGTTGGCCTTTATCTCCTTGTACTCTTGGTCAAGCTCTATCTCGGCGGCTTCGCGCATCAGCTTACTTGCCCGCTCTTGAGCGTCGGCGACGCCGCTGATACTTTTCGCCGCCTTGTCTACCGTGATACCGAGATCCCCGTAGCGGCTTTCGAGAGCGGCGGTGAGCTTGGCGGCCTCGGCCATTTCGTCGTTAGTCCGGGCCGTCTTGTTGGACAATTCCTCCAGCCGGTCAAGCATGGCCTTGTCGGCGGCGCGTTTCTTATCGGCGGCCGCCCGGGCGTCCATCATGGCCGTTGTCAGTTTCGCCGCCTCGGTCCGAAACGCGACGCTCTTGGCAATCACGTAGGCCATGATGGCGCCTATGGCCACCAATGCCGCGACGACCGGGTGAGCAACCAGGAAAGTCAATGCCACACCAAGAGCCCTTACGGCCTTTATCAGACCACCCACCAGGGCGATGATCTTCCCGATGACGAAGGTTGCAGCGCCCAGAGCTATAAGCGCGGCGGCAACTTTGGCAACCCGGATAATCAGGTCGCGATTGGCCTCCACCCATTCCCGAACATGCTTGACGGCCTTCCCCATGCGTTTGTTGATGTCAGCCAAATTGCCCGCCAGCGTCCCGCCGACAACCGTGGCAACCCTTTTGACTTGAGCCCATAGCTTGTTGAAGCTGTCGGTCAATGCGGCGGCCCCGGCGGCCTCTTGTTTAGTCCAGCCCAAACCCGCGGCCTCCGCCTCTGTCATCTTTGCGGCCATGTTGTCAAGCATCGGCAGGATCATCGTACCCGCCCGGCCGAGCAAGACCTGAGCAAGCGCCGCCTTTGTGGAGGCGTCCGCGACGGCGCCAAGCCCCTTTGCGATAAGGGCAAATTGGTCCCCGGGGGTTTTCCCCTCAAGGTCCGCGTAGGTCAAGCCGAGAACCGCGAGGGCGTCGGTCGTTTCCTTCAGGCCACGGCCGGCGTCGAATATCGTGCGCTGCATCCGCTTGAGGGCCTTTTCCAAGTCCCCGATATTCGTCCCGGCCTGCTCTGCGACGAAACGGAGCAGCGACAGCGCCTTGACGCCGACGCCAGTTCGCGCCGCCATCTTATTCAACTGGTCGCCCATCTTCATAAACTGCCGGACGCTGAGGGCCAGGGGCGCGGCAATCGCGGCCCCCACCATCATCATCTGTTTCCCGATCGCGGCGATCTGGGCGCCGAACGCCTTGAGCTTGGCGGACGCCGCCTTGAGGCCGCGCATCAGCGGCTTGGAGTCGGCGAAGATCTCGACGAAGGCCCGGCCGGCCCGGATTGCGTTAGCCTTTGCCACGGGTCATCTCCAATCTCGCGGCGTCGAGCAGTTGTTCAAGGACGCGCGTCGAGGCGCCCTGGGCGAACTGCTCGTGCGCCGTGAGGTAGCTCGGCGTCTTGTCGAGCGTCTCGACGATCTCGCCGAGGTCGAGGCCGCGATCCTCACACCAATGCGCTACGAGATAGAGCCAGCCCATGTCGTTCATTTTGTCTTGACGGAACCGGCCCGTGAGAAGCCGAGCCCGAGGGCGGTCAGCAGGCCGTAGACCCACTGCGGGGTCTCAATGCCGATTGCAGCCAGCCCGGCGATCGTGAATATCACGGCCGTCACGATGTACGTCTTTTTGCCTTTGAGCCATGCGATCATGTCATTCACCTTTCCTGTCGTGTTTGCCGGCGGCGTCCCAGCGATCGACCTTCGTGTCGGTCTCCGCCGCGAGTGTTTCGAGTTCCTTGTCGGTGATCTCTTTGCCGTCCTTGACGCGCTGGGCGATGGCCGCAAACTGCGCGAACCTGTCAGCCAGGCGAAGGCCGATCTCCGCGAATAGGATCATCTGTGCCCCTGTCACGATGCGCCCCCTTCCGTGGCCAGCCGGGCAGTTTCCATTTCACGCCGGACGTAGGCCATCTGACTCTCGAAATCGTCCGTTGGCTGCTCGAGGTTAATGCAGGCCTGCCAGCGATCGAGCGTTCGCCGTCCTTCCTCAATGTAGTAGCTGGCAACTTTGGCCTGCGCCTCAGTGAACGCGCCTTGCTCCCGCAGTGTAATCAGCACGTCCATCGCGGCGTTGAATGACACCCGCGCCGCGGCCAGCTTCGCGCGCGGCGACCACGGGGCATCCTGAAGGCCCACATTGAACTGCGGTATCTGACACCCCGCCAAGGGGAGCAGTACCAGCAGGCACAGCAGCGTCTTCAGTTTCATGGCTTGACTCCTAACGCGGCCCGCAGGCCGCCTACGTTCTCTCGCGTCACTACAGCCACCGTCGAGTCGCCCCGATCGGACGCGAGCCAGGGGTGAAATTCGTAAGGCTCGTATTTTCGGCTGCGCTTGCTCTTGTCGCGGTTCGCCTCGGCGTACTGGCACAACAAGGCCGCCGTGTGGTTCCACGCGTCGATGCTGATGCCTTCGTGCAGCCATAGCAGTTGCCTCAGGGTGAGGGGGCGGGGGTCGATTCCGGCGACGCCGGCAAGTCGCCAGACATCGCCTCGCGCACCACCTTTGAGACGTCGATTGAGTCGATCCGCCGCCCAGCGGCTTCGATCGCTGCCTGCATGAGATCGTTCTGTTTTGCCAGCGCCTTCGCCGCGTGCGTCAGGCCCCGGCAGCGGGTAAAATCCGTGAGTTCGGCCCAGAACGCCTCATTGGCGGCCAGGATCACGGCGCCGTCCATCCGGGCGTACATATCCTCGGCCTTGATGCCCCGCGTCTCGAACTGCGCGGAGAGCAGTTCAGCGATGACCGTGCCGAGGAGGGCCTGATCGGAGGCAAGGCGGGTCATCGTCGGCGGGTCGCCCTGCTCCGGCGCGAGCAGGTCAACCTTGCAGACATCCGCGATTCGCATCGCGGCGCCAAGCGTCAGCGCGAGCGACCATTCATCGCCTGTCGAATCTGGGAATTTGTGCATGATTCACCTCTATGTGCTGACCTGTTCCCAGGCACGCCAGGTCTGGAGCTTGCCGCTGATATTGATGACCAGCCTGTCTTCAAGCGGCTGGGGTTCGGAGATCGAGAAGATCTCGAACGTGGCGCGGGGACCTTCGTTGCCGCCGGTGTCCCTGTCGCCGGTCATCGGGCACAGATCGAGCGTCGTGTTGTTCAGCCAGGCGGCGCGGCATGCGCAGATAAACGCATCATCCTTCGACCATTGGATCGTCGCGTCGAAGGCGGTGTCCTTGTGGCCGCTGCCGGCCGACTTGTGGCCGCCGTTGGCGCGCTTGGTGATGTTGATGTCCGCCTTTTCCAGGTTGATGTTGACGTCGATGGCTGAATCGCATTCGTCCATGTCGGCCAGTGCGGTGTCGGCTGTCTCGTGATAGTAGAGTTTAGCGTCCGCGCCAAACTGCCATATGCTGATGTCTGCCATGATCGTGCTCCTCTAGTTGGTTATTTCTTTACCGTGTCCCGCCACATTGCGGGCAGTTGCGGCAGGTTCTCATTCATGGCGGGCCGCATGAACGGCCGCGCCGCCATTTGCCTGATTGAGCCCTTGTTCGGGCCGGCAGTGATCCGCACGGGCCCGCCGTGCTCGATTGAGCCCGCCGCCTTGGGGCCCGCCGTCGTGGGGCCGACGACGACGCTGCGCCGGTAGATGTCGTATCCAAACCAGAGCAACCGCTTCAGGAGGCCGGATCGGTTGCGCGGCGGCTTGCCGGGATCGGAGCTTTTCAGCGGGCGGCGCGGCTTCGGCTTGCCCTCCCGCTTGGCAATCTCCTGGCGCATCCGAAACGACTTCAACTCCTCTGGGCTCAGTTCGGAAATCCGTTTCATCCGCGCCTTGCGAATGCTGCGCTTGGCCGTGCGCCGGACGAACGCGCCGAACCTCGTCAGCACCTTGCGCGTGGCCCGGTCCACGGCCCGCATGACGGGCTTGCTGTTGAAGAAAAACGCCTTGGGCTTCAATCCGATCATGTCGATGCCCTCGGGTAGACGCTGAGGTTGCCCGTCGCCAGTGATAGCTTTTCATCATCCCACACGGCCACGATCTCATATCTGTAGTTCGGAAGATTGCGCTTGGCGGCGGCGACGGTGAGGGAATCGGTATCGTCACTGGTGAGCTGCACCGTCAACGCAACGTCGGAGTCCCCTTCCGTGCCGGTGACCGTGCCGATCTGCTGCGCGGTCTCCGCGCCGTCGTTATAATCAGTTCTCGCCTTGACCCAGAACTCCAGGGCGGCATCCACTATCGCATTGCTCCCCGTGTAGTCGGCGGTCCAGGTCAGGGAGTTGCCCATCGCCGACGTGTAGGCATCGCCCTGGTAAATCTCGATGTCGCCGTTGTCATTCACGGCGGATGTAACGTCGATGCTGGCAGCCGAGATCAGGTCCGTGCGGGTCTTTATATCGTCGATGTAGCCCAGGGCCTCTCCGGCCGTACCGGATGCGTAGTCGCCGGGCACGGCGTTGCCGAGGGGGTCCCCGGATGCCCCGGCGTCGGAGAGCTTCTTACCCGTTGACCCGGCGGCAACGTGATCGGCTTGGGTTTCGTCCCAGACCTGATCGGCGACTTCCTCAGCGGTGGGCGCCGTGCTGCCGGGCGCTTCCTCAAGCGCGTTCTCTGTGAACCGCCGCGTCCCGCCGTCGTCTTCCGTGGTTTCCCACAGGTGATCGAGTTTCGACCCATCCGCCTCTATTGCGGTCTTCACACCAGCCGCGTCGTGCGTCGAGTAGCCGGTAGCCTTGAACTGACTCGCCACCGCCTGCATCGCGGTTACAACCGCCGCTGCGTCGTGTGTCGAGAAGCCCGTGGCCTTGAAGCTGGCGGCGTTGTCCGTGTGGGCGGGTGTCCCAGAGACGTTGAGCTTGTCGATGTAGCCTGCCCGGTCGGCAGTCAGCCTGGCCGCGTTGGTGTTGATGATGTCGAGTATGGCATCCAGCCGCCCCGTATCTACCCAATCAAGGAGGGCCGCAGCAGCCGCAGCCGTCCACGTGGCAGTCGATAG